ATGGAATTCAACTTCTCCAACTTCAACAGTATTTAGCATAGGAACTAACACGGACTGTAATGCCTCAGGTGCCACTTTTGTTGCTTACCTATTCGCAACCTGCGCTGGTGTTTCCAAAGTAGGTAGCTACACAGGTACGGGTGCAACACAAACCATTGCTTGCGGCTTTACAGGTGGTGCTCGTTTTGTGATGATTAAAAGAACTAACAGCACAGGTGATTGGTATGTTTGGGACACAGCCCGTGGCATGGTTTCAGGAACTGATCCATCATTGTTGCTTAACAGCACAGCCGCTGAAGTTAACGCCAACAGTATTTACACCACAACCGGTGGATTCCAAATTGTTAGCACAGCCGCAGGAATTAACGCATCTGGTGGCAATTATATCTTCTTAGCAATAGCATAAAGGAAAAATCATGCAAATCAGATTACGTTCAAACGGAGAAGTGATGTATGAAGAAGCCTTTAGGCAATACATTGCATCCCAAGGCGGTCCTTCTTGGCAGCAAACGACAACTGAAATATTAAATCAGTTGAATGCTGATGTAGTGTTAGACAGCGCTACGCCAACGGCAACGGTTTATCAAATTGTTTCTGCTACAGCTCCTGTTGAAACTGATGGTCAATGGTATACCGCATGGACGGTGACAGACATGACCCAAGAGCAAAAGGATGCGGTCAATATAGGATTGGCTGCGTCCAACAAATCACGCGCAGAACAACTATTAGCACAGTCGGATTGGGTTGAAGTGCCGAGTGTCACTAATACAGCCAATTCCGTACATCTTACAAATGCCGCAGACTTTTTGACGTATCGTAATGCCTTACGCACGATTGCGGTCAAGCCCACTTTTGATGCAACCTTTCCGACTCTTCCTGAAGAGAAGTGGTCAATCTAGAGAGAGATAAATGGACACTTTTACCATTTCAAAAGAACTTACAAATGCCATCATTCAATACATGGGCGCACGTCCTTGGGTTGAAGCGGCAGCGATTATGTCTGGCATCCAAAATGAATTGGCATCTCAAGGTTTGACGATTACTTTGCAGGCGCCTGAAACCGACGAACAGCCGAGCTAAATGTCGGAGAGTTCTGTGGAAACACGTTTATCTGTCCACGAGGCGGTTTGTGCTGAACGCTATGATGGAATCAAGAAGTCATTTGATCGCGGCGAGAAGCGTATGAGCCGTATTGAGCTTTTATTGTATGCAGTCATTGTTGTAAATCTACTTGGCCCTGGTGCTGCGGCTACAATCTTTAAGAAAGTCTTTGGACTATAGACAATGGATACCTTAGAACTCGTTGCAAAGATGTGGCCGATGGTGATTGCTTTCATCACCTTAGTGATTGTTTTGGCCAAGATGGATGTCAGACTGGGAGTGATTGAAGAGAAGGTCAAAACTCTTTTCGAGCTTTGGAACAAAAAATGAAGTGGTGGGTTGCGTTACTAGCTTTATTGCTTGTGAGCTGCAACGATAGGTACAGATACATCTGCCAGGATCCACAGCATTTCTATGATGCACAGTGCCAAAAGCCGGCATGCCAATTTACTCAAACTTGCCCGGAGTATTTAGTTGCCCCTATTTTGGAGAAACAAGTTGAGCAACCCAAGCCGCCTAACAACTGAAGAGATCACAGTCCGGGTCTGGGCGGTTGTAGTCCTTTCAGTCATCGTAATTTTTGCGGGCATTACGATTGCGATGCTGTATTCAGTAATCTTTGTGGTTCAGCCTATCAAGACGATGGCGCCCATAGATCAGGCTTTTGTCAAAATGCTGAACGATATTGTGCTCCTGATTGTAGGCGGTATAGGGGGCATTATGGGCACGAAAGGGGTCGATGCTATACAACGACATGCCCAAGCAGCCGCAACGCCCCAAAACGCGCCTACGCCCCCTACAGGAGCATTCGGAGCGTTACCTGTATTTGTAAACCCCCCTTTAGATGAATCATGGACGCCTGGTCCTCCTCCGACTACACCACCTGATCATTTGCATCCAGAGCGTGAAGAGATAGCTCAAGAGCGCGAATCTGCTAAGACAGAATAAGGAACAGACTATGGTTACTCATGATCATCTCGCGCGATTGAAAATAGGACAGGACTGGGTAGAAGCACTGAATGAGACTTTTGCGCGGTTCAATATTCTGACGCCACACCAGCAATCTGCGTTTATTGGTCAGTGTGGGCATGAGTGCGCGAACTTTAAAGTCTTAGAAGAGAATCTGAACTATCGCGCCGCGACTTTGATGAAGTTGTGGCCAAAGCGCTTTCCGACTTTAGAGGTTGCCAATCAATATGCAGGTAACCCACAAAAGATTGCGAACAAGGTGTATGCGTCACGTATGGGGAACCGAGATGAGGCGTCTGGTGATGGTTATCGTTTCCGTGGGCGCGGCTGTTTACAAATCACTGGATCAGACAACTATCATCATGCGGGTAAAGCGTTAGGCGTAGACTTTTGGATGAAGCCAGAGTTTGTTGCCACGCCAAAGTATGCTGCTTTAACTGCAGGCTGGTTCTGGTCAACTCACAAGTGTAATGAGGTGGCTGACAACCAGGACTGGGGCAAGCTCACAAAGATCATTAATGGTGGGACGTTTGGTTTAGAACAACGTATTAAACATACACAAGAAGCGTTTGCTGTTCTAACGTCTTGATGGGAAAATTCCCAAAAATGTAAAGGGAATACAATGCTTACTCCATCATGGGTGATGACTTATGATTCACTGACCTATTATGTTCTCCAGTATTTGGAGCGCAGTGATCAGGCTGTGATTAACGCAATCCCGACTTTCATCACCTTGGCAGAGTTTGAGATCGCGGAGCAAATCAAGACTCTGGGGCAGCTCCAAGTCGTTGAATCCCAAATGAATGTGGGTAATCCTGTGATTGCCAAGCCGGCAAGATGGCGCAAGACAGTCTCCATCAACATCACAGTGAACGGCGCGAAGCAGCCTGTGCTCTTGCGGAAGTATGAATACCTGCAAAATTACTGGCCTAACAGTACACAGACTGCAGTTCCACTATACTACGCAGACACTGATTGGGAGCATTGGTATCTGGCTCCTACCCCTGATCACTCGTATAACTTTGAAGTCCTTTATTACGAGCGTATAGCGCCTCTGAGCTCAGAGAACCAGACAAACTGGCTGACACAGAATGCGCCGAATGCCATGCTGTTTGGTACGCTCCTACAGGCGATGCCGTTCTTAAAGAACGATCAGCGTCAAATCTTTCAACAAAAGTACGATCAATCTCTGCAAGCCCTCAAGACTGAGGATGTATCGCGCGTGGGTGATCGCCAAGCCATTGCCGTGGACTCCTAATCATGACTTCATACGTAAGCCCCTATACAGGACAGACGATCAGCCCCTCTCAAGTGGGCTACGAGTCGTTATCAATTACAGCCAACACGTATCTTGAGTGGCCAATCAACGGCAACACAACGAATGTTGTTGCGAACATATTAGATGTCACGGCGAGCACAGATGGACTAGAGCTTTACATGCCGCCTGCCACTCAGGTATCTGTAGGTCAGTCCACGCTGATTCGGAACGTCGGCGCGCACGACTTTACTGTAGTGGATATTGGTGGAAACACGATTGTTGTTGTAGTCGCATCTACCGCTCAGTATGTCTATGTTGTTGATAACACAACAATTAATGGAATGTGGCAGAGCCTGCAATTTGGCGCAGGTACATCAGCCGCGAACGCTGCAGCTCTGGCTGGATATGGTTTAAAGGCTACAGGCACAACGTTAAATACTGTCATGCCGCCTTTTACTGTCAATTCAAACTATACGATTTTACCATCAGCACAGTCCCAGACAGTGGTATGGATTGGGGGTGCTGGAACGATCACCCTACCGTCAGCCTCTGCTGTGGGCTTAGGCTGGTTTGTCACGATTAAGAATGACGGTACAGGCACACTTAATGTGAATGCTGTTGGAACAGACTCAATTGATGGTGATGCCTATTTCCAGTTGCAACCGTCAGAGTCGTTTACTTTAGTTTCAAACCTGTCTTTATGGATCTCATATGGATACGGTCAGTCAAATCTGTTTGTATTTACAGAGCTCGTCTTAAACGTCACAAGCGGCACGTATACGCTGACCGCTTCCCAGGCCGCGAACCTTATTCAGCAGTATCAAGGAACGCTGACAGGCAATGTAGAAGTCGTTTTGCCACCTGTGGTGCAGTTCTATGCGATCAGTAATAACACGACAGGTTCCTTTACCCTGACGTTCACTACAGGGGTGTCAGGAGGCGCTACAATCACATTAGGGCAGTCACAGACCATTATCCTTATCTGTGATGGCACAAACTTGTACAACGCGCAGACATCAACTTCTAGCACGTTCAGCTCTATAACGATTGGACAAGGCTCCGCACCGAACCCATCATTAAATTTCAACGGTAATACGAATACGGGTATCTATGAGCCTACGAGTAATACAGTGGGTATTTCATTGAATGGATCAAATGCTGCGACGTTTACAGAAACAGGCTTGTTAGTTCCTGTTGGGATTTTGGGCGGGTCAATCTAATGACAGCCAAAGTTGTCTCTTTGACCGTTGGCGCGGGTATTCAACGTGATGGTACTAAGCTCGCCGCGCCAAGCTACATAGACGGCAGATGGGTGCGGTTTCAGTATGGCCGCCCAAGAAAGATAGGTGGATACAGAGGTTCATTCTTGAATGCCCAAGACGTCAGTCGCGGCATGATCATGAGTGCAACAAACGGTATCAACTACATCTATTCTGGAACGCAGTATGGTATTGAGCAATGGACTACGGACAACGACGATGCAGTTGGATCCGGTCCTGCAGCAGTTACAATTACGTCAGGGTTTGAAGCAAACCCCAATAACCTTTGGCAGTTTGATATTGGTTACGATGCGTTTGGAAATGGTCAAAACAATCTAATCGCGCATCCTGGTCAAAATCTTAGTGACATCACATCCACTGTAAACACCAGACCCCTCTTTGGTGATTTTACGGGCACTACAGTGTCTCCAGTTGGCGTATTCACTGCGACAGGTACGTTGACATCAGGAAGCCCCACAGTCACGTTTGCAACGACTATAGCAGCGATTGGAGCGGGTCTATCAGTTTCAGGAACTGGAATACCAAGTGGCACGACTGTATTGAATGCAGAGATTGTCAGTAACGTATGGACGGTGACGTTAAGCGCAAACGCGACTACAGGTGGCAGTCACACGCTGACGTTTGATAACAACATCGAAGTTTCTGGTGGCATAATCATGTTATTTCCATACCTATTTGCGTATGGAAACAATGGCTTGATTCAAAATTGCTCTGCAGGGGACTTCAGTAATTGGACATCTGCCGATGCGAACTCGAACAATATTTCTTCAACGAAAGTTGTTAAAGGACTTCCTCTCAGAGGTGGTACTACTTCTCCTGCTGGTTTGTTTTGGACTTTGGATTCTGTTGTACGCGTAACGTATGCGCCGCAAACAGTCGGTACAGCCACACTGTATTGGCGCTATGACTTAATCACACAGCAGTCTTCAATCATGTCGAGTCAGTGTGTGATTGAGTATGACGGCATCTTCTATTGGGTAGGGACGGATAGGTTCTTGATGTACAACGGTGTTGTACAGGAAGTGCCTAATACACAGAACACCAATTATTTCTTTGACAACATCAACATCAAGTATCGTCAAAAGGTTTGGGTAAGCAAAGTCCCGCGTTGGGGTGAGATCTGGTGGTTCTATCCATCAGGATCGAGCACAGAGTGCGATAACGCTATTATTTTCAATGTGCGTGAGAAGTGTTGGTATGACGCTGGTCAAGCTTTAGGTGCGCGTCGCTCTGCAGGGGTGTTCTCTGAGGTGTTCCGTAGACCGATTTGGGCCGGATGGGAGACCAACAATCTGACAGGCTATACCCTGTGGACGCATGAAGTCGGCGTCAACCTACAATACTTGAGTCGCATTGAAGCGATTGAGTCTTACTTTGAGACCAACATATTGGGTGGTCAGGGCGGCTTAGTGAATACACAGCCCGTTGGAGATAACGTCTGGACGCGCTGTGAGCGCATAGAACCGGACTTCGTGCAGTTGGAGACCATGCAGGTCATCGTGACAGGTAAAGGCTACGCAGACGACATTGACGTGTCTTCTCAGCCCTATCCTTTTAATCCGACTACACTGAAGATTGATATGAGAGAGCAGCGGCGCGAGATGAGACTAAGGTTTAGCAGCAACATTACGAATGGTGATTATTTTATGGGGCACGTACTCTTGAGCCTAGACACAGGCGATGTTCGTGGTACGGGTAATCCATAATGCCTATTGTTTACGATCCGCGCGGAATGACCTGGGATTACTATTGTCGACTGATGGAGGAGCAATTTGCGCCTCAACAACTAGGACATGTCCCTGAAGAGAATTGGAGAGTCTGGGTCGATGGATTGAATGGGATAGGCTATTTTGTGATGTCAGGGGTTCCTGATCACAGGGGCTTTAGTAATTGGCATGATTGGGCAGCGTCTATGGTGGGAATTATGAGCGTTGATCCGCAGACAGGAATAATGTAATGGCGACAATCACAAGCGATCAGATAGCGGCATATGCAGCAGGCAAGACTCCCGCGCAAATTGCTGCGGCGATGGATCAATATGGAGTGACACCTGCGCAAGTCTCTGCGGCACTTAACATTCCTGTATCTACTGTTCAATCAACTTATAACCAAGTTAACCCAACAGGTACGTTTGTAAGCGCGGCTCCTACACCAGCTCCTGCCAAAAGTTCCACTACAGGCGCTTTGCCTACCACGCCTTCCTACACTGCTTGTAATCCTTATGGAACGACTAAAGGAACGGGTGGACAATTGTGGGTTCCAGCGGCAAACAACGTAAACATCAACGTACAAGGTAATCCGTATTACGCATCATTGATGAATGCAAGTGCTTCAGGAACGCTCAAGGTTGTTCCTGCGCAAGATGAGTGCAATCCCAACGCCGTCAATTTGGTTGACTCTAAGACAGGCAATGTTATCGCGGGAGGTATAGTTCCTTCGCGCGTCAATAACAGCACAGGTGTGGGGGCATACGAATTCAGTATTCCTAATCCAACCTCTGAAGGAACCATCTCAGTTGCGGTTGCGGCAAACCCACAGACAGGTCAAGTCGCGCCTATCTGCACTAAAACCCAGATGGCCTATACGCCGGGTGCTGGAGGCGGCTTTTTAGGCCAAAGCGGTTTAGGCAAATTGCTGACTATGGCTGCGCCTTTTCTGTTAAGTGCGGCTGCAGGACCTTTAGGCGGGTATCTTGGTGAGGCATTGGAAGGAACTACAGCAGGCAATTTTTTAAATGCAGCTAATACAAATCTAGGAAGTGTTTTAGGTTTAGGTTCTACAGCCACTCCAGCAACGGATGCGCTTGCGAAAACATTAACAACTGGTGCTTTGGATACAGTAACCGGTAAAAGCTTATCAAACATTATTCCGACTGTAGTTGGTAATTTGGCAGGTTCTGGGGTTGCTGCAAATGTTGGTACAGGCAGTAAAATTGCAGATACAGCGATAGGTTCAGGTTTTCAGGGAGCGTTAAATGCAGGGTTGTCTGGTGGCAACGTAGGGCAATCAGCATTAGATAGTTTGGTTTCAAATGCCGCTGGCAACTTGGCT